GGCCAAATGATATTGTAAGATTAAAGATGGAAGATGGTTCTTTATTCGGAGATAACCCAGATGTTATAAGAATGATGTCTAAGTTAGGAAGATTCCTAAAAGAAAAGGTTGGAGAAGACACACTTGCTGGAACAAAGATGAGCGGTGCGCCAACAAATGAAGAATTAAACACAAAACTCCGAGATATAAGAAGGCCAGAAGGTCCTTTCTGGGATAGGAAGCATCCAGAACATGACTGGTATGTTCAAGAATCTCTTAGAATAGCGGAGCAATTAAGCAATGATTAGTGATGAAGATAAAGAATTTAGGCTAGAGGTTTTAAGATTAGTGCTTGAAACCGGATCTGGAAGGATAATTGATAATCCTTTGGAAAGAGCCGAAACGTATTTGAAGTGGTGTTCAACTGAAGATAAACCTGGGAAGGTCCTTCCATTGAAAACTGTAACAAAACCTAAGTCGGGATAAGCTAACGCCCTCGCATAATATTTACCCAGGTCTGCACTCTTGTAGGTAACCTTTTTTAATTAAATTTAAACTTTACAAAACGGAGAAGTGATATGAGTTCACAGATAACAACCGCTTTCGTAAATCAGTTCAGTTCTAACGTACAGCTTCTATCTCAGCAAAAAACAAGTTTGCTGCGTGGTGCTGTTTCAGAAGAATCAGTAACTGGTGAGAAGGCATTTTTCGATCAAATTGGTTCGCAAGCTGCGGTGAAACGTGCAAGCAGACACCAAGACACTTTAATCCAAGATACCCCACATAGTAGGAGGATGGTTTCCCTAGACACTTATGAGTGGGCAGATCTTATAGATGATGCTGATAAAGTAAGAATGTTAGCTGATCCAACTAGCGTCTACGCTCAAGCAGCGGCTGCTGCAATGGGAAGATCTATTGATGATGCAATCATTACAGCGGCAACTGGTACATCAAGAACTGGATCTTCTGGTTCTGGAACACAAGCTATGGTTGCTGGCAATATTATTGCTCATGGATCGGCTGATTTATCAGTAGCTAAGTTGATTGCTGCAAAGAAAATCTTAGATAATGGGTCTGTTGATCCTTCTATCCAAAGATATATTGCAGTTGCACCAGCTCAAGTTGAAGCTTTATTAGGAGTGACTTCAGTAACAAGTTCTGATTTCTCTAATATAAAAGCGCTTGTTCAAGGTGAAGTTGATACTTTCCTAGGATTTAAATTCATAATGTCTACAAGACTAGCTGTTGCTTCAAACATCAGAACTTGTTTTGCCTGGGCAGAAGATGGAATTAAACTTGGTGTAGGTAAAGACGTTATGGCAAAGATTGATGAGAGGGCAGATAAATCCTACTCAACCCAGGTCTTTTACTGCTCCACATTCGGAGCTACACGCATGGAAGAAGCTAAAGTGGTTTCTGTCCTTTGTGATGAATCAGCTTAGGAGGGCTTAGATATGACTACAAAAAACTCAACTCTCGTAGCGAACTATGAAGCTATCCCAGTCGTTATGAATGACGCTGCACTATTAAGCGGTGTTATTCGTATTGCTCAAGGTAACGTGGCTTTGGCTACTACTGATACTGGTAACGCAGATATTGTTATGCTTGCACCAATCCCAAGTAATGCTGTTGTGACTTCAATTAAAGTTGGATCAGATGGGCTAGGAGGAAGCTGTACTTATGATATCGGTATCTACACAGAAAAAGCCGCTATTAAGGACATAGACATCTATGCCACTTCTGTTGCGGATGGAGCTGCTATTGCAGAGCTACGTTATGAAGCTCTTGGCTTGGAAACAACTGGTCAAAAGCTACATATAACTGCTGGTGATGATGTTGATCCAGGTGGTTTCTACTACATTGCAGCAACTTTTGATGCCGCTGGTGGTGGTGCTGGTGATATGGCTTTCCTTATCGAGTACGTTGTAAACTAACAAAAAACTTGGACAGAGTAGAAATGCTCTGTCCTTTTTTATAGGAATTTATCATGCCTTCAGTTGTGGATATATGTAATAACGCTTTGGTTGATTTAGGCGCTAGTTCAATCGTTTCGTTAACAGAAGATAGTAAAGCAGCAAGGCTTTGCAATCAAAGGTATGACTCTATTAGAGATACTGTTTTTAGATTCCATCCCTGGAACTGTCTTATTAACAGAGCATCTTTAGCTGCTGATGCAGTTGCACCAGCTTTTGAATACACTTATCAATACACATTACCCACAGATCCTTATTGTTTAAGGGTTTTAACTTTAGAAACCGCTGACTTTCTTTTTAAAGTTGAAGGGCGGAAGATATTAACAAATGAATCCACAGTTAATTTAATTTATGTGGCTCGAATATTAGACACAAACCAATACGACTTCTCATTAATGGAAACTATATCAGCGGCTTTAGCGGCTTCTTTAGCTTATCCTTTAATTGGATCGATCAGCCTGGCAACGCAGATGAAAGCCAGCTACGAGAAAAAGTTAATTGAAGCTAGGTTTGTTGATGCGACAGAAGGAAGCCCTGGTAATATTATTACTGACACTCAAAACGCTGGTGTAGCAACAGCAACTTTTATTAATTCGAGGTTCTAATATGGCTAAGGCTAGTTATGCTTTTACCAACTTCACAGCAGGGCAGTTATCCCCCAGGCTGGATGGTAGAACTGACGTAACAAAATATTTTAATGGCTGCTCAAGGTTAGAGAACTTTGTTATTCATCCTCATGGGGGTGCATCAAGAAGGCCTGGTACTAAATTTATAGCGGCTGTTAAGACAGCGGCTAACGCAACAAGACTAATACCTTTTGAATTTTCAGTCACACAGACTTACGTTTTAGAATTTGGTAATACTTATTTTAGAATATATAAAGATGGTGGCCAGGTTACCTCTAGCGGATCTGCAGTAGAAGTAGCAACACCTTATGAAACCGCTGATTTAGCGGCTATCAAGTTTACACAAAGCGCAGATGTCATGTACCTGGTTCATCCAGATTATTCTCCTAGGGTAATTAATAGAACTAGTCACACATCTTGGACTATTGGCGAAGTCGATTTTAGGCGTGGTCCAATGCAAGATGAGAACTCAACTGCCATAACTCTAGTGAGTAATGCAAGAACTGGTAATGCAACAATCACAGCTTCAGCCAATTTATTTGTTGCTGGTGATGTTGGAAGGTTAATAAAGCTTCATGAAGGTTATGCTAAAATAGCTTCAGTTACAAATGCAACTACCGCAGTTGCTGCAGTAAAAGAAAACCAAGATGGCCGAGTTGAGCTGTTGCCAAGTTATGCAGTAGACACAATTGCATTTGCCGAAGGTGACCCAGGTGGCTCTGCCTTACAACATAACGATAGGATTACAGATAGCGCTGGTCAATTTGTTGTTCAAGGTTTTAAGGTTGGTCAAAATTTAACAATAACTGGAGCAGGCACATCTGGAAATAACGTAACAAATAAATTAATTGTCCAGGTAACCGCAGATACAATATTATTTGCTCCAAGCGTTGACCTTGCAAATGAAGCCGCTGGTGAAGATGTAACTATAGTCGCAGTCCTAGCTGCATCAACAAAGTGGTCATTTGGAGCGTTTTCAACAACAACTGGTTTTCCTGCCTGCGTTACATTTTTTGAAGAAAGATTAGTGTTTGCAAATACCGCAGCTCAACCGCAGACTATATTCTTTTCAGTAAGTGGAGATTTTACAGACTTTGCTGATGGGGTTAATAGTGGTGACTCTTTAACGTATACGATAGGATCTAATCAAGTTAATGTTATTCGATACCTGGTTGCAGCTAGAAGTTTAGTTGTTGGAACGTCTGGCGGAGAATATGTGGTTAGCGCTTCTGGATCTCCAGAGCCACTTAGCCCAACAAACACAGCTATTAAAAGGCAAACAACTTATGGATCGGCTGATATTCAGCCAGTTCAAAGCGGCAATGTAACATTGTTTGTTCAAAGAGCTTTAAGAAAAATTAGAGAGCTGAGTTATAATTATGATGCTGATAGTTACACAGCGCCAGATATGACTGTGCTTGCAGAGAATATTACAGAAAGCGGAATAAAAGAATTTGCTTTGCAGCAAGAACCAGACAATGTGGTGTGGTGCGTATTAAATAATGGCAAGCTTGCCGGGATGACGTATAGACGAGAAGAACAAGTTGTTGCTTGGCATCTTCACACACTAGCAGGCCGATTTGGACAATGCACAGTTACTGTAAGTGATTACGCTAATTTAGTGGCTGGTACTACTTTGATCTTTACAAAGTCTGACGGAACAACTGTAACATTCACAAGCGAAGCTCCGGGTGCGGCTGATCCAACTATTACAAATGGATTTAGACCTAACACGAATAATAATACTACTGCGGACAAAATATTTACAGCAATAAACGCCCACGCTGATTTTACTGTAGCAAATCCTAGTGCAGCGGTTGTAACGATTAATGAAACTAACCATAATGGAACTGGCTTTTTAAAGTGTGTATCAACAGACACAACGAGATTAACGACAACAAATGAAGGGATAGCTGAGGTTGAAAGCTTAGCGATTGTTCCTGGTGATCTTGATGAAGACACAGTTTATATGATTGTTAAAAGAACAATTAATGGAGCAACCACTAGGTTTGTTGAATATTTTTCAACGTTTGATTTTGGTGATGATGTAACAAATGCTTTTTTTCTTGATAGCGCTTTAAGTTATACTGGAGCTGCGGCAACCGCTATGAGTGGTCTTAACCATTTAGAAGGTGAAACAGTTGGGATATTAGCTGATGGGTCAACTCATCCAGATAAATCTGTGGCTAGTGGAGCTTTAGCTTTAGCTAGAGCGTCTGTAAAAGTTCATATCGGATTAAAATATTCATCCCTTTTAAAAACAATGAGGATTGAAGCTGGAGGAACAGAAGGAACTTCCCAGGCAAAAACAAAAAGAATACATGATGTAACGCTACGCCTATTCAGATCGGTCGGAGCTAAAGTCGGAAGCCTGGAATCAGAGTTAGACCTTATTCATTTCAGAAGTTCTGCTGATAAAATGGACACAGCCCTAGCTTTGTTTAGTGGAGATAAGGAAGTTGAATTTAAGGGTGGTTACGATACGGATGGGTTTGTTGTGGTTAAGCAAGATCAGCCATTGCCGCTTACTATCTTGGCTATTTACCCAAGGTTAATAACGTTCGATCAATGATAATAATAGAATATAAGCCGGAACACGCCAGGGATATCTTGGCCGGTGACATGAATAAAGGTGCGCCAAAGCATATCGGGCAGTTCAGAGATTTTGCTGAGAGTATTAATAGACCAGGCACAAGTTTTACTGCAATCGATAATGGCTATCTTATAGCCTGCGCTGGGATAATACCTTTATGGAGTGGGGTTGGAGAAGCCTGGTTCTTAGGTTCTGAAAGATTACACGAATACACAAAGCCTATTATTAGAGCTGTTAAAAAAGATTTTAAAAGAATGATTGAGGAACACAACCTTATTAGAGTGCAAGCCGCAGTTCGCAAGGATTGGGATGAAGCGCAACGATTTGCAAAGTTTCTCGGTTTTAAAGACGAAGGTTTAATGGAAAAGTTTGGTCCAGATGGATCTGACTATTATAGAGTAGCAAGGATAACATAATGAGTATATATGTAGCAACAGCAAGTGCAGTTGTCGGAACTGTGATGCAAGCCTCAGCAGCTAAAGCAAAAGGTAAAAGCGATCAATTAGCCGCTAATTACAACGCTGATATAAACGATAGAAATGCAGACGCTGCAGATATTTCAGCAAGACAGCTTATCCAGGCTGAAGAATTGCAGATCATTAAGTTCCAAAATCAATATGAGGAGTTGTCTCAGCAGACTAATATGGCCAATAGCTATAATGGATGGCTTGCTGACTCTGGAACACCTTTAAAAATCGCCCTGGCAAATGCCCAGGAAGCTGATGAAGAAGTAAACATTAAACGATATAACGCCCAGGTTGGGAAGCAGCAGCTTGAAGAACAAGGTTTGCAGCAAACAATGCAGGGTAATTTAAATAGAATGTATGGGAGAGCTGCTAGACAAGCCGGGAACTATAAAGCCGCACAATCGTTGCTAAGTGGAATATCTACTGGCTCACAAATATATGCGACCGCTTAAATGAAAGTACCTACTTATCAAGCAAAAGGCGCTATTACCAAAGAGGTTGGCGCTATTCAAATGAGTGTCCAGGCTAACGCTGGTGCTTTAAGCCAGGGCATTTCAGCTTTTGGAGATCTTGGCGGACAAGTCGCAAAAGAAGGTTTTACCTGGTATCAACAAGAATTAAAGTCAAAGAGGGCTTCAGAACTTGCCAGCAAAACAAATCAGCTAACAACGTTTTTACAAAATGAACAAGTCCTAGCCAAAACAACCGCACTTACTGATCCAGCAAAAGCTATCACAGATTACGCTAACAATACAAAAGAGAAGAAATTTCTTCTATCAAAGGATATTAAAGACCCCATTGTTAAGAAAAGGTTTTTATCATCCTCGACAACTGACATTTTAAATAAGCGAACTGCCATTTTACAAACCGCTAGAAACGCACAAATAGATCTTGGTAAAGCTCATATAATTGAACGAGCTTCACAGCTAGAAAACATTATTGCAACTGGTACTCTTCCTGAACAGATAAAAGCTAAAAATGAATTATTTGGGATTGAAGTTAAACCTGGGATGTTTACTGGAGGTCTATATGTTGAAGCGGCTAGTAGTGGATTTTTCACAAACGTTGACGCTACCAATAGATCCCTTACTTCAAAAGGCAATGTTGAATTGATTAAAGTAAGATCAGAAGTAAATGTTGCCGCTATTTCTGGCAAATCTGGTGATGCACTTGGGGTTCTAAATAAATTATTAGATCCAACACAATTTTCTAATCTAAGGCCAGTAGACCGAAATAATTTAATAAGGGAAACCAATTCCTTAGTGGGAACGTTGGAACGAAGGGCTATATCTTTAGACACAAGAAATGCAAAAAAAGCAAAAAAGATACTAACCGCCAAGCAAGATGCAAACTTTGTGGATGTTTTATCAAGATTTTTAAAGTCAAGTGAGCCAGGATCTACTGTACCCACGCCCACAGCAAACGAAGTGTTAACCTTATTTACAGATTTAGATATAGATGACAAGCAATTTAAAATTTTAAATGAAGCTATACGTGGCCAGGATGCGCCTATTTCTGACGCTAGTGTAGTTGCAGGGTTTTATGAGAGATTAGCGTTAGCCCAGAACAATGATGAAATCCAAGAGGTGATAAATGATGTTATGAAAGTTATTGGGCCAAGTGGTTCAGTCGTTTTAACGGATGCTATTGGTATTATTAAAACTGCAAAGGGTTACACAAGTGGCAGCGCTGAAACAAAAGATCTTGCAAGATACGCAACTATTTTAAAAACAGCCATAGGTGATACTCCTGGTGGTTTTACTATCTCTGGAATAAAGGAGCAAACCACTTCTGGCATGAGAAAAGCTGACGCTATGGCAACTTATTACGCCCTAGTTGGTGAAGGCGGCGATCCACAAGAAGTTTATAAAGAGATTGCTGGAATGTACGCATCAAACCTTGATAAAGAATTTGGCTTTATTGCTCCAACAACTAGGCTTTTAAGCGAGGTTGGCAAACCAAACATTAGAGAATGGATTATGGAAGACGTTGATAAGGCCAAAGCATTTCTTAAAGCTAACCCAAGATCAACAAGAGACAATAAGCCAACGTTTACTCCGCTTGAGGTGGTCCTAGAAAAAGAAACGCTTAGCTTTATAGAAGGCTTGGTTAAGACAAAAATAGCCGCTGCCCAAGCTCTTTCTCTTACAAACAATGACAATGAACAACAAAATGGCGGTGTTGGTTGGGGTGAATGGGCTAAGAG